AGACTATTTGCAGGTGGGGGAGAATAGATATAAGTTCTGCTTTGAACTACACGAAATCACAGCAGGTCAGTACATTGACATCTTGGCCTTCAGCGGGGAGATCATGCAGATTAATAAGATTGCTGCCTGCTTCTTCCTTCCAATGCTAGGGGACAAGTATCAAGGCTATGGGGTAGTACCTCATGATGTGGTGGCGGACGATTTGCTAGGGGCAAAATTCATAGAAGTATATAGCTGTATGCTTTTTTTTTGTCAATTATTCAGCGAGTTAATAAGCAATACAATAATCTCTTCAATGGTGGATCAAGAGATGGCGAAGAAGGTAGTGGATTTATGGCAAGGTGGGGCTGGGTATTTAGCACTAAACAAGTTGCAGACTTCCAAAATATCACAGTAAATGCAGCCTACGATTTGAGGGTGATCGAGTACCTGAATACCCTAGCATATTTGAAGGATTTAAACAAGGACAAAGAAGCGCAGTATAAAAAATGGCAGTTGCAACAGAAGCTCAAGTAGCAAACCTAGTAGTAGGTGGGAGAAGACTGAAGCCTAGCGAGTATATCGCAAAGGTTGAAGATACACTTGTGGCAAATGTCAAGAACGCTATGGAAAAGCTAGGCATCAACCTAGTAGACAACCTAGCAAAATACTCACCTGCGGATCAAGGCAAATTAGCTTCCTCTTTTTCAGTCCTTGGGGTAAGCGAAACAAAGACAGGATACAGGCTAGAGATCGGGGTAGGGGTAGACTATGCAGACTACATAGATAAGGGGGTGAGGGGTATCCAAAACAAGCGGAAGACCTACAAGAATGATGAAGGTAGGTACTACCAATTCAAAACCTACGGGATGCCTCTTGAAGCCTTGAAGCAGTTGGAAGGATGGATGCAAAGAAAGAATATGGAGATAGATGCTACCAACTTGATAGAAGGTAGACAGGTACTACCTCAAATATCTACAAGCGCAAAGAGACTAGCCTACTATATCAAAAAGTACGGTATCGAAGGAAGGCAGTTCATAAAGAAATCAATCGATGAAGCTACCCCTGAATTCAATGTCGACATTCAAACCATAGGAAGCGATTCACTCATTTTAAAAATAAGCAAATGATCACCCTTGTAGAACCTAGCATTGATATTCTTCCTGCATTCAACAGGATAAACTATACTATAAGCAGCACGAACTCTGAGGAGATCGGTTTCAAGTATGTGGTAAAAGTCTACAATTCAGATGATGAACTAGTCACTACTGCATACTATGACAGCCCTGCTGATCCTGGGGATGCGGTGGAGTTCGATGTCTCAAAATATGTCTCTGTAGATTTCACCTATTCCAAGGGCTTCTATGAGACTGCTACTTCTTCAAGTTCAAAGAATGTGATCAAGGGATACTACCTGAAGTGCTATGAGTACTATGAGGTAGGTGGGGAATTTATCATAGTCACGGCTAGTGAGGTAGTGAGTGAGACTAAATATGCTTTTGCAGGTGCTTTGCCTTTGCTAGAATTGAAAGAATGGTACTCTGATCAGGCGCAGTATTGGGGATCTAGTAACAGCGTTTACAAGCCATTGACGGCATGGGATACTATTAAGGTAAGGGAAACAGATGCACAGGTATTTGGCTTCATTAATACGGGGCTTTTGACCAATGTAGAACTATTTGTGACCTATTCAAACGCAACCACTCAGACCTACTATATCACCCCTTCGGCAGTTACTAGTCCCCATGTAACCTATGTACAGATCACCCCAATGACCTATGGATCAGGGGTAGTATCTATTCAACTATTTGTGAATTGGAATAACGGATCTGCAAGAAGGTACAAATTCGCTACCCTATACACCCAATCCTGCGGAAGATATGATCCTATGCGGATAGCCTACCTAAACAAGTACGGAACTTTTGATTTCTTCAATTTTGACCTAGTGAATAAGACTAGTTTTCAGATTGAAAAGAAAGGCTATGAGAGAAACTACAGCGGTGATATCTATGAGTCTAATGGGGTAGTGGTGAAGAACATCAACCCAATTTACTACACCAAAGAAACGCAAAATTGGAAGATCATTTCAGACTATTTGAATGATGCACAGGCAGAACTTCTACGGGAACTATACTCTAGTCCTTTGGTCTATTTGAACCTTGTGAATGACAACTATATCAGCCCTTCATGGATTCCTGTCAAGCCTTCAGCTACTAGCTATGAGGTGAAGAAGACGGCATCAGATAAGGTCTTCAATATTGAACTAGATGTAGAATTCCAAATCATAAACAATCGACAGGTAATATGAGCGCACGGCTATTTGTAGAAGGTATTGAAGCGGATACCCTAGGTGACATAGATGTAGAATTCACCTTCTCTGTGGCTGATGTTAGCGACATTGAGAGAAGGAACACATCCTATTCAAAGACATTGACCCTACCAAGTACGGCAAAGAATCAGCAGCTATTCGGGAATATCTTCGACATCTCTGTAAGCAATGACTACATAGTAGGTGATGTAAACATAGGGCAGAACTTTAACCCTGCAAAGCAGGCGCAGTCACAGATCTTCCTAGATAATGTCAAGATATTTGACGGGGTTCTCAGGATGATGAAGATCAATTCCAAAGAAGGGGACATCACCTATGAGGTGAATATGTTCGGTAGGCTTCGGGATATCCTTCACGAACTAGGGGACAAGACTTTGGCGGATCTGTATTTTGATGATTATGACCATACTTGGAACAGAACAAATATAGAGGATAGTTGGGACAGGATTGAATGGGTAGATGGTGCGCAGAATTATGTCTATCCTTTGGTTGATTATGGCTATTCAGTAGACTCAATAACCTATCCTATAGAGAACTTCAAACCTGCTGTATTTGTAAGTGAGATTTTGAAGCGGATTTTTGCGGAAGCGAACTTTCAAGTGACTGCCCCATTCTTTAATTCCTTCTATTTTAGGAAGCTACTTTTGATCACGGCAGAGAAGACTATCACGAAGGAAAGCACTACCCTACTGCATCAAACCCCTGTACTATATCAGCAGGAAGTGACTACAGATCCTTCCTTCTCAAGGCTATTGAATTTCAGTAGCACCTTAGCTTCAGGATTTTTGGTGCAAAATTCAGGCACTAGATTCAGATGGAATAAGAACCAAACTTTGAACACAGGATTGACCTTGAATCTTAGGGTATCCTTTGAATCTTTGCAGGCATACACAGATAATGTGTGGACTATATCAGTTTTGAAGAATGAATCAGAGGAACTATACAGCAGTAAGCTAGTTTCTTTTATTTCGATTGGTCAATTCTATTTTTGGGATGTAGAAATCACGGCAGGAATAGCACTTGCATACAATGACTACTTTGAGATCCGATTGAGGGGAGAGATTGCAGGATCGGGAACGAATACCCAACTTCAGACAGAGGTAGTAGTAGCACCTATAGGTTCATTCAAGATAGGCAACACAGTACCTGTAGCAGTAGAACTAGAAGAAGGTGATACTATGAAGATAGGCTACACCCTTCCAAAGTCAATGAAGCAGCGTGACTTCTTGAAGTCTATAATATCGATGTACAATTTGTATGTGACGCAGGACAGGCTTCGGACAAATGTCCTAGAGATCATCCCCTACAATGAGTTCTACAGAACCTTTAAGGATCAGGCACTAGATTGGAGTGACAAGCTAGATCAAAGCCAAGAGATAACTATCACCCCACTATCCGAACTATCAGCCAAGGAGTACAGATTGACCTTTGATGATGATGCCGACTATTGGAGTACTTCCTACAAGACTAAATTCAATCAAGCCTATGGGGAAAGTAGAACCATCATAGACAATGATTTCATCTTAGACACCAAGACTGTCAAGGTGGTCTTCAGTCCACCTGTAATGAGGGAGCAAGTACTAGGGCAAATCATGATCCACCTGTACAAGGTAGAAAATGGGGTCAAAGTACCTGACAACTTCAAGCCTAGAATAGCGTATTGGAAGCCACAGGTAGAATGTCCTTCTTGGAATATAGCCTATTCTTCAGGAAACATAGCCTATACTGCCTACCCCTATGCAGGTCACCTAGATGATCCTATCATCCCTACTACAGATGTGCTTTTCTCATATCCTAGGGAGGTGTATTTCTCTATTGGGGTGTACCCTCAAACCAATAACCTATACACGGAGTACTATGAAGGCTTGATTACTTCGATAGGGGACAGGAATAGTAGGCTTTTGGAGGGATATTTCTACCTAACACCTACGGATATCATGAACCTAGATTTTAGGACTATCATCAAAGTGGGTGTTCACTACTTCCAACTTGAGAAGGTGGATAAGTTCAATCCGATTGCGAACAATTTATGCTATGTTTCCCTATTCAAGATCCTGAGAAACATCAGCCCTGTAGACTATGACTTCATCCTATTGGAAGATGACTCATATATGCTACAAGAAAACGGGACTTCAAGATTTTATATTTGATAATTATGGCAGATAAGAGAATAAGTCAACTAGTAGAACGCACAGATATTGCGAACAATGATGTTCTACCTATAGTAGCAAGCGGTGCTACCACTACGAACAAAGTAACTGTTTCCACCTTACAAGATTGGATGCAGGACAACCTAGATGTAGGGGTCACTTCTGTAGGCATCACACTAGGAACTACAGGAACAGATATAAATGTCACAGGTTCACCTGTCACTAGTTCAGGGAATATCACTATCAATCTACCTACTGCATCCGCTACAAATAGAGGTGCTTTGTCCTCTGCTGATTGGATAACCTTTAACGCAAAGCAGCCTGCGGGAAACTATGTTACCCTAGATACTGTCCAAACCATAACCGCTCAAAAGACCTTCACTACAAGTGGAGGATCTGATTCGGTTATCATCACCACTACAGGGGCAGGCTTTGCTTTGGATACTATAAAAGCAGGCAATGGCGAAGTTATCAGAGTAAATAAAACAAGCGGAACGGGTAATGCGATGACTGTGATAGGTGGTAATTTTGAGGCACCTACAATCGTAAAAACAGGTGGGACATCTAGCCAATTCTTAAAGGCTGATGGGAGTGTAGAT